CGGCAATGTCAAACCAGTCTTTCGGCTCGCTCATGTCGTCACGCAAGCTGGCATAGATTCGCTTGAGGCTGACAACCTGAGCCGGCTGGATTGCATCGAGGCGGCGCTGGATGCGCTTCTCGATCAGTTCGCGCGTCACGCCGAAAGCCGCAAAGGCCTCGGCCATCTTGAGCATGGCGGCAGGGCTGGTGTCGGCCTTTGACTTGAGTGTGACGTCGGCTTGTTGCATCGCCGCTTCGGTCACATCACCTGGGATTGAGGCCAGGATGCAAGCGCGCAGCCGACGCTGCGCTTGGTTGGCGCAAAGCTCGTAGATGTCGCGCTCATCCTTCAGTTTGTAGCCGCCATTCTTCGTGTCGCGCCAGTGGCGCACGATGAATTGCATTCGCTTGCTGTTGCGGCTTTGAAGATCAACACAGAAAGCCTCGACCTCTGAAAACGGCGTGCCGGCGGCATCGATGCCGCGCTGCAGTTCGCGCCACCCGCTATCGATGTTTCCCCATTGCTGGGCCATCGCCTCGGCAGCGCGAATGCTTGGGCCGGAAATGTCGGTGCCGCCGCGTGCAAATTGGTAGGCAGCCTTCTCGGCCAAGGTCGGGCGGCTGAAAGCGTTCAGGATTCGATCCATTGCCGCCACTTCGTCGCGCGGGAAGCGCTCGGCCATGAGGTATTTGGTTTGTGTCTCGGCGACTTCTCGGCTCTGGGTTTGACGCGAGCCCGCGCTGTCGCGAGATTCCAAAGCGCCAACGGAGGCGAATGGAGATTCGATGATTTGGTTCATAAGGTTCCTCTGTTGTTGACCATCAAAAAAAGACCCAGCCGACGATTGCGGACAGGAAGAGAAGGCCGGCGATGACCGTGCCCCAAAAGTGGATGACTGCGAACGTGTCGGCCTCGGACTGTTCTTCCTCGCCGTTCTGCGCGTAGCAGTTCTGTGGGCACGGGCACCGGCCCTTGGCATCGGTGTTGTCGCCCTGCTGGCAAGGCCCAGCACAACCGATGAACGTGCCCTGAAAGTAGGATTCCCATTCCTCATCGCTAACGCCGGGTATGCTCATGATTGATTCCTCGTGATTGGGTAAAGCCTGGCTTCGATTTGGACGATGCGGGCTATGTCAGCCTGCTCTTGCAGGCGCCACGCCTTGAGCGTGTTGGTGTCCCACCAGATGCCGCCGCTGCGACATGCGCGGGCATAGTTCTGGTTGGATGCCAGCGTCCACTTGAAGTAGGCAAGTTGCGCATGCAGCCAAATGAATTCGGCAACATCGAGCAGCGCTTTCTTGATCGGGTTTTGATCGCGTCTCATGCGTCCCCCGCGATCAGCCGGGCTGCGATCTGGCGCGCGGCCAGTTCGAAGGCCCGCCAGTTTTCAACGCCAGCGCGGGCCATGTCGGCATGCAGGCACAGCAGCTTTGCGGCCGGGCTCCGGCCATCTTCCGCGTTCGGGTTCATGACGCCCGCCCAATCGAAAGCGTTGCCAGAGCCTTGGCCGCAGCTTGCAACTCATTGGGCAGCTTGCTGGCCGCTTGCGGGCTGCCCAGCATGCGCGTTGCCAGGCGTGAGCCGTAGGCGCCCATCGCTGCAATGACGATGGCGCCGATGGCCTGCGGATCGTTTTTGGCGATGTACTCGGCCAGCATCTCGCGCACATCAAAAAGCACGTCTGACACGTCATCGACGTTGGTCATTGCCTCGCGCCGAATCGCTTCCCATCGGGCCGTTGCCTGGTCGTCCTGCGCATCTTTCAGGTCAAGCGCGCGGTCTGTTTCTGCTGCGCTGTTGAAGTCGTATGCCATCTCTGCACCTGGCGCCCCCGGAGCTGCCGTTTTCTTGGGGCGTGCATGCAGTATCACAAATGTGTTTGACTATGTCAACACGTTTGTGATTGTCCGGCAGAATATTTTTCACGCGGGGACAAAAAAGCCCGCTCAGGGCGGGCTTGTGGGGTGCTGTAAAGCAAAGCTATTCGTCTGGCGGCAGGTCAATCCCTTTGGGTAGGCAGCTCACAGCGACAGCCCCCGACGCGCCTACGACAGACACGCACTGCGCAGCGTCGCCATAGGGTAGGGGGACGTGGATCACATGCGCCTGTGCTCCGTTTGAAAGGGGCAGGGTTGCCGCCACCACGGGCGGCCCTGTGGGCTTTGAGAAATCGCGCTTGGAGGTGGCCGCAACCTTAGGCGCGCCGCGCAAAAGATCGCAGCCACCGAGGCTTAAGGCCAAGGCCGTCAAGAGGGTTGCGTGACACAAGCGCATGGAGGATTCTCACCTACTGCCGCTTTCGGGCTTCTTCCCTTCTTTGCCGGTGTAGGGGTTCGTGTTGCCCTTGGTGCTGTAGTTGTCGATCTTGGTTTTGTTTGGGTCTGTGGCGCGGTGCGGCGCAACATAGGTTCCATCCTTCTTGACATAACCCTTGACGCCATGGGACTTGGTGGCGGCGGCTGTGCCGACGGAGACGGTCAAGACAACAGTCAGGAGGATTTGGAGCGCTTTCATGCAGGCCTTTCGCGATGGTGGGGGCGGGGAAGGGTCAGCGGCCGGCGTAGGGGTCATCTGTGCAGTTGCCGGTTGCACCTGCATCGCACCGCGACGAACCGCCCGAACAGCCGCCGCCTGTGACGATGTAGAAAGCGACGATGAGCGCCACGGCGCCCAAAACGATTTCCCCAAGGGTGAGCGGTGGTTTGGGTGGTGGTTTGTGCGGATTTTCCGGACTGCGCGGGACGCTATTGATCTTGGCCGCAGGTAGTTGAACGGCCTGGACAGTCGTAGCGGTGTCTCTTGCCTCAGCGTAGATTCGGACTCGCTGCTGGGAGTCTGTTGCCAATATGGTGTGGCGGTACTTGGCGGACTCGATGAGTTCCCTGGCCCCTGAGAATTCAACATCCTCTGTCATGAGGTGCGCCCAGGATGGGGCGTCATCGTCAACAACAGGAAGCGTTCTGAGGTGCGCCATCACAAGAGGCGCGTCCTCGTCTGTTGCGTACATCTTGACCAACAACACCGCCTCAATGATCGTGAGCGGTCTAGGAGCCGAACTCACTTGGGCTCTTTCCCGCCACTGACGGGGCCAGAGGTCGTTGCGATGACGGCCAAGACCCGCTCCTGAGCCGCTTTTGCGCGTCGTCGCAGATCCACCATTTCTTCGGGTGTGAAAAGCACCTTGACGGCTTGAAGTGTTCCCCAGTCGGTTTCATCGACCTCGTGTCGGTCTGAAAAATCGCGAGGCGGCAACGGTGGCTCGGCGTGCGCGGCCGACAACTCGCGGCGCCCGACGCCCTCGGCAAGCCAAAGGGCAGAGACCCCCAGTGCAGCAGCAATTGACGGCAAACGCCTTGCGCTGTGTCTGATGCCAGCCTCGAGGTTTCCTATCGTGCCTTGCGACACGCCAGCCATCTTGGCCAACTCAGGCTGACTCAATTTCGCCAGCGCGCGCGCAGCTTTCAGTCGGTCCGCTAGTGTTTTCACGGGCGTGATTACGCCACCGTGTTGCAACACGTAGGTGTTTGGCGCATAATCACGAACGTGAGATTCAAGAAGAGGCATCAATGACACCCCTAGAACGCGCGTTGAAGGTATTGGACGGCCCATCTGCGGCCGCATTGGCAATCGGGGTTTCGGCGAGTGCGCCAAGCATGTGGAAGGCGCGGGGCAATGTGCCGGCCGAACACTGCCCAACGATCGAGCGCGTGACTACGGAAGCCGGAACGCCGATTCGATGCGAAGAACTGCGTCCGGATGTTGAGTGGAGTGTGCTTCGCGGCGTTTCGAAAAAGGCGGCTTGACATGCCGAGAGCATCACCTAAAGCCGGGATCTGCGCATCCCCACTTTGGGGGCCAAACGTATGACGGGATCAAAGCGTTACACGACGTTCCTGGCGTCTTGGAAGAACACGCCCGCCCCACCGTGTGTCGCCTTCCCGTGCGCATTCCGAAAGCGCTGTGGCACTGAGCTTCTGGCCTGCGACGCCTACAAAGCCTTTGTCATCACCGGCAGGGCCGTGAGCCCGAGTGCGGTGATTGAGTTTCAGGGGCTGGGCAGTGGCGTAGAGCGGCCGAAGGTGGTTGGGAAAACAGAGTTCCCCGAACCGACGTCAGCGAAGTATCTGGCGATCTTTCCGGGCCGACGCGTTGTCAAAGCCGAGTGACGATGAGCACGCAATGGGTGACGCGCCAAATTCTCGCGATTCGTCGCGAACCGCCTGCTTCCCGTGTGGTGCCGAACCCTTGGCCCGTTGGCCAGGTGAAGCCGGGGTGCACAAGCGAAGCTGTGTTGGTGTGGCTGCTGGGCAGGCCAGACCGGGGCTGGTGGACGCAGGGCCAGATCATCAATGGCACGGCGCGCAGCAAGCGGGCCGTGGATTGGGCGCTGATCTACCTTCGATCAACAGGCCGCATCGAGGCAAGCGTGGACGATTCGCGATCCGCGCGGTATCTGCGGTATCGCGCAGTGAGGAACGAACATGAGCGCTGACGAGGTTCAACTTGGGTTTGACTTCGCGGCTTGCGCCGCCGTGATGCCGCTGCAGATGCCGCCGCCACGGGCGCGCCGCACTGACCCAGCCACAAGCCACGAGGCCGCGGCAGCAGCGCGAGAACTGGTGATGCGGCACCGCGCTGCGATCGTTGCCTGCCTTCAGGCGCACGGGCCGTTGGGCAAGGACGGCATTGCCGCCCGCACGCGATTGACGGGCGTGGCTGTGGCCCGCCGCATGTGTACGTTGCAGGCCGACGGCTTGGTTCGGTTGACGGGCAAGAACGTGCTGAGCACGGCCGGGTGCAATGAGCGTGAATGGGAGGCTGTGGCTTGAACTGCTTAGATCGGCTCACGTATGAGCCAAAAACTGGAAATTTTGTCTGGAACACAGCAGGGAGCGGCATTCGAATTGGCTCTGTCGCTGGGTCGCTGACGATTTACGGGTACGTGCAGATCAAGGTTGGTCGCCGCGCTTACCGGGCTCACCGGCTGGCTTGGTTCTTTTCGTTTGGTGTCTGGCCTGACGGAGAAATTGACCACATCAACGGCAACAGATTGGACAACAGGCTTTCAAACCTTCGGGTCGTTGATCGATCTGGCAACTCGCAGAACAGACGATTGGCCCACAAAGACAACTCCAGCGGATTCCTGGGGGCCGCCTGGAATCGCCAACATCAGCGCTGGCAGTCAAAGATCGTTGCGAACAAGGTTCGCCATCACCTCGGGTACTTCGACACACCAGAGGCCGCGCACTTGGCTTACATGGCCGCGAAAGCGCGCCTGCACATTGATGGAGGCGGCCATTAATTATTACGAACACCACCTGGGCGATTGGGCGGCCGCAACGGGGCACCTGACCTGGGACGAGGATATGGCCTACACGCGCTTGCTGAGGGCTTACTACCACGCGGAGCGGGCGATTCCACAAGGGCAGCAGTACCGGCTTGCGAAGGCATTGACACCAGCGCAGCGCAAGGCTGTGGATGCGGTGCTTGCAGAGTTCTTTGTGCTGACCGGAGACGCTTACCACCAGAAGCGAGCGGATGCGGAAATAGTGCGCTATCAGGACAAGCAGCGCAAAGCGAAGGCATCCGCAAACGCACGATGGAACGGCACCGAACGCAATGCGAACGCATTGCAGAACGCACCACCGAACGCAATGCGAACGCATAGCGAAGGCAATGCTCTCCAGACACCAGACACCATACCCAATACCCCCCTACCCACTGTCGTGGGTAGCCCCCCCCAAGGGAAAACGCCTCGGGCTTCGAAACGATGCCCGGAGGATTTCGACCCTGGCGCCGAGGGAGAAGCCTGGGCTAGGGAGCATGCGCCGGGCATCGACTTGGCAGCTGAGACGGCGAAATTCCGGGATCACACCTTTGCCACGGCCCGCGGTGACTGGCGGGCGACATGGCGGAACTGGCTGCGCAAAGCGGCTGAGGACAAGGCGGCGCACAAGGCCCGCCAGCAGCCCGGCAATACCGAGTCGGAATGGCGCCGCGAACAACGCGAGCGAATGGCCCAGTTTGCGCCCGGCGCCGTCGAGAAACGCGGCACGCAAAACCGCTCACACACCGAAATTTTCGAGGCAAGCGATGGCGCTCAAAAGCTCTTGGGTTGATGCCCTTTTCGACAAGCTGAACGTCCGTTATGGCGTGGCCTTTGCCAGGCAATACGCTGATCTTGCCCCAGCGCTTGTGAAGGCAGATTGGGCTGAGGTGTTGGATGGGATTTCGGCGCAATCGATCCAGTACGGCCTGGCTTTCCTGCCAAGCGAGAAGCCGCCGAACGCGATGCAGTTTCGCGATCTGTGCCGCAAGGCGCCTCGAAACGATTTGGCCTTGCCAGCGCCTGAACAACCCATGGCAGACATCGCCAAAGTGCGGGAGATCATGTCTCGCATTCGGCCGAAGTTGACGGCGACATCCTTCACAGAAGGTGGTGAGCAATGAAGCCGCGCATCAACGCGACTAGGGGGCTTCGGCCCGGCGTGGTCAACATCGACGATCTGAGGCTGCGATGCACGATCGACCCGGCGACGCGCTGCTGGATTTGGCAGGGTGCCTCGGGTGAGGATGGGTGCCCACGCATCCACACGTTTGACCACTCGCGCGGTGAGAAACGGATCATGCCCGGGCCGAAGGCGGCATGGAACATTGCCCACCAGGCGGCACCGCTGCCGGGCTGGCGGGTGATGCGGACATGTGGGTGCAGAAACTGCGTGAACCCTGCGCACTTGAGAGAGATGCGAAGCCAGAAAGCCGTGGGCGAGTTTCAGCGACGTGCCGGGCACCTGGTTGGAAAGAACACAGAGGTTCGCCGCACGAACATTCGAGCGGCGCACGCGAAAGCCGGTGTGGTCTATATGCCGGATGAGGTGGTTTTGGCCATTCGAAATGCCCACAAGTCGTTCAGTGGCCGCGCCCTTGCGGCGAGCTACTGCGTCTCAGAACAGACGATCAGCAAGATACGGCGCGGCGTGTCGTATCGAGGTGTTGAATGACCATCGACGACAAAACCTGCGAACGCTGCGAATTCTGCGAATTGGCCGAGGCCAACCCGCGCAGCGGCGCCTACACCGCCTGGTGTTCGGGATGCAAAGCCCGCGCCTTGGCGCATGGCCCGATGTACTTCGAGTCTGCGCAGGCCAACGTGCTGACGCCGAGCTACCGCGATGCCTTGCGCTCGACGTTCCGCGATCAATGGCGCGAAGGGCACGAGGCCGTGAAAGCCTGGGCCGTGAAGCTGGCGAAGGGCGTGTGATGCAGGTACGCACGATGGACCCAAAAGACCAAGCGGACTTGGAGAAGTGGCTGACCGCGCCCAAGGCCAAGCAGCAGCGGAAGTACGCCAATCAACCGACCGTCGTCGACGGGATTCGCTTCGACTCAAAGGCCGAGGCCAAGCGCTGGTGTGAGCTGCAGATGCTGATCAAGGCCGGGCGGGTGCATGACCTGCAGCGCCAAGTGCGGTACGTGCTGATTCCCAAGACGGCCAGGCCCAGCGGCGGTCACGAGCGGGAATGCGCCTACTTGGCTGACTTCGTGTACCTGGACGTGAAAACGGGGCGGCGCGTTGTTGAGGACGTGAAAGGCGCTGCGACGCCTGAGTACAAGCTGAAGCGGAAGCTGATGCTGTGGGTTCACGGGTTGGAGATTAGCGAGGTGAAGGCTTGATATGGGAATGACGCCGAAGCGTGAGGCGTTCGCCCGTGCGGTGGCTTCTGGGAAGAGCCAGGCGGAAGCCTATCGGGCGACGTTCAATGCCAAGAACATGAAGCCTGAAACCGTGATGAAACGCGCTTCTGAGCTTGCCTTGGGCGGGGATGTTCAGGGGAGGATCAAGGAATTGCAAGCCCAGGCGGCAGAAATCGCGGTTCTGGACAAGGTGAAGATCCTTCGAGAAGTGGATCGTCTAGCCATGTCGGACTTGCGCGGCGTGTATGACGCTGAAGAGAAGCGCATCAAACTCCCCCATGAGTTGGACGACGCTACGGCGGCCGCCGTGAAGAGCTTCAAGGTTGATGAGTTCGGCCGCATCGAGTACGTTTTCCACGACAAGCGCGGGAGCTTGGATATGGCTATGAAGCACCTTGGGTTGTACGAGAAGGACAACGCGCAGAAGCCCGCCGAGATTCGAGAGATTCGACTTGTTGCCTTGAAGCCAGATTCTTCTGTTGACGCCCAGTCGGGATGATTGTGTAATACGCGCAAGGCATCATGAAAAAGCGCATGAAATCCAAAAGCAGCATGACCACGATCACCACGGCCGCGCCATATGGGCATGGAATGAAAGAAGGCGATTGGATCGAACTCACCGTGCGGGATACGCGCTGGTGGCGGCGACTTTGGTTCGGCGCGCTTTGGCGCGGTGAGCCCCAAAGAACAATCAGGCGCCGGGTTAGGGAAGTTACTAAAAACACGTTGGAGTTGTGATGACAAAAGCAACGCCGGGCGGTGGAGTAGGCGGTATGAGGCTGGCAATCATCTGCTTCGCTGTATCTGGTGCAAACGTGGCAGTAGCTGTTTCGCTGCCACAGCACCTTCAAATGCTTGGGGCGTTGAGCTGGGGCGTTGCCGTCGCCGGGTTGGTTGTCGGGCTTGCAATGGTTATCGACAGCGCTAGGTGTTGACCCATGCCGCCTAACGTTGGAGTTGAGCCGCAGACCACGGCGCAACCGAACGACCAGTAACGTGCAACTGCCGGCCGCCGTGGGCTGTCGGCTCGAACGAAAGGTTAGGTTCCGATGGACCCGAAGCGAGACTACCGCCGCATGCTAGAAGAAGGCTTTGCGGCCTGGCGCGATGTGAACCCGGAAGGCACGCCCGAGAACCGCGTGGCGTACCTGGGCGACTACATCTTTGACTTCACCACCTACGACGACGAGAAGGCCGAGGAGTTCGGCATCAAGGCGCTGGAAGTCTGCCGCGCGATCAGCGACCGCAAGACCTTCGAGTACATCGCGGACCCGGCGAACTACCGCTGGTTCCTGCTGATGGTGAACATGCCGTTCTTCTCGCGCCGGCTGAACTGGGGAACATCGGTACGAGGCGCGTGGTGGGACACCAGCACGCCGAACGAAACCGAACTGGACACCACCGGCTTGTGGCTGGACGGCAACCAGTTGACGGCGCCGCTGAAGTTCTCGACTGAGCAATGGCAGGAGTTCATTGCAGCGATGCTGGAGTTCGCAAATGAGGAGCCTAACGTTGGCGCTAACCTGACCGCAGAGGCGGGAAAGGAAAAATGATGGACGACACGAAAGACAACCCCGCCGCTGCGGGTCAGGTTGAGCGGCCTGTTAGGCGGCTCGCTGCTGACGTTGCCAGATGTGACGGGCACAAGGAAGACGGTGAATTCCGCGAAGGCTGCGACGATTGCTTGCGCCGCACATCACCGAGGCCGTTTCGGTTTGTGGTGGCTATGCAGCCGCCACCATTGGTGGTGTTTGAATGTGAGGCGAGGATTGCACCATGGGCGTGAATTTGACTGGGTGGTTTGACGGTTTGACGAAGCCGAAGCGCAAAGGCGTTTACCAGCAGATGTCTGGCAATGGAACGCAACTCGGTTACCAATACTGGGATGGCCTCGTATGGCACCCATGGTGCCTGCGGGTTGACGCTGCAAAAGCGGCCTACACAAAAGGCAGCAGCGGCATAGATCGCATGTACCAGAACGACCCCTGGCGCGGCCTGGCCAAGCCGCCTAACCGTTGCCGATAAGCGGCCGGTACTCCGGTCCGCTTGATTGGCGGGGTTAGGCAGGACCCGGCCCATGTTTGAAAACAACGAAAGCACCAAATGAGCTTAGACGTTTACCTGACTGCTGCCGATGGCAGCGAGCTTTACAGCCGCAACATCACGCACAACCTGGGCAAGATGGCCGAAGAAGCCGGAATATACGAATGCCTTTGGCGCCCCGACGAAAACGGGATCACGCATGCGCGACAGATCATCGAACCGCTGGCCGCTGGCGTGACGCTGCTGACAACCGAGAAGGCCAGGTTTGAGGCTATGAACGCATCGAACGGCTGGGGAAAGTGGGCGCACTTCTTGCCGTTCTGCGCCGACTACTTGCAGGCGTGCAGGGATCATCCCGACGCGCTGGTGAGTGTGTGCCGCTGACTTGGGTGCTGCCTAACGT